CGCTATGGCTGACGGCACATACGGTTTCTCCACAGACCTTGGCTCAGCAGGTGGCGAATTGACACCTACATTGTTATTGAAAGCGGCAGCAACTCTACGTTCACGTAAGTTGACAGGTCCTTTCTATGCAGTGGTTCACCCAGCACAGGCATACGCACTAAAAGATGCTCTTACAAAGAACATTTCTTATAGCGGTGGCCCAACACAATATCCAGCATTGAATGGTGTTGGTGAAGGCATCCTAAGTGGCTTCTACATTGGTAACTTAGCTGGCATTCAAATCTTTGAATCAGCATTGTTGACAGTAGACGGTTCAGACGATGCTAAGGCATTGGTATTCACACCAGGTTCAACTGGTCACGCTATGCGTGGTTCAGTAGAAATGAACACCCTGTATCTACCAGCTAACCGTGCAACTGACGTTGTATTGAAAGCAGTAGCAGGTGCACAAGTTCTACAAAGAACATTTGGTGTTGCAATCACAGCTGACTGTGTAATCTAATCCAACTATATCCATAGTAAGGATGGGAAAAGGGCTCAAAAGGCCCTTTTCTTTTGGCTGTCATTTGGTAAGATTGTGTGTTGACTAAATACAATAGACATCGTATAATAAACACATAGCAAGACAAATGCTATATCATTTAACAGAGGAGAATAAAATGATTTCAAAAGACCAAGTAGATAGAGTAGTATCAGCAATTGAAGTAATCAGCGACAGCATTGACAACAACAGCCAAACAGCATTTGATACTGAAAGTTTTAATATGTTAGCATTCATAGGTGAGAACTTATATGAAATACAAAACACACTTAAAAAGATAGAAGCAAAAATGAAATAAGATTGGCAGCAGGGGAAACCCTGCTCCTCGCTCTATGAGGGTGGGTGCCAATACCCTCAAACTATAAACACACAGAGGCATTAGAATGAACACTAAAGAACAAGATTTATTGTTTGCTTTAGAACAAGCCGCCATAGACATTTCTAATTATTATAATCGCGAAGAACAATATCAGCACGAGGCTTGGTCTAAAAAATTGCGAGGTAGCATTGATAATGCTATTAAAGAACGCATCAATCCAAATCAAGATATCTTAAATCTTCACAGAAAAACTTGGAAGGCCGCAGAATGAAACCAGATCCTAAACCACAACTCAGCCGTGAAGGCATTGCTGCCAATATAGATCATCTTGAAAATCGTGTTCAACGAGCACAGGACAACTGGCAAAGTGAACTCAATGAACTACAATATTGGCTTGACCAATTAGAATCATTAGAATACAGGGAGGTTAAAGATGGATTTTGATCAGCTAACTAAACATATTAGGCAGTTGAATGAACTTGAACAAATCAAACACCACCAACGAGCGAAGGAGGCAATTGAAAGAATTAAAGCACTCCGCCAACGAACAAGGTCACAGCAGGAAACTACTGCCAGTGCGGACTCCATTAGGCCTATTTCCTAACTCATATGCCGCAGCCAAAGCACACAAACTCACACTATGGACCTTTTGGGGCAAAGTTATGGATCCTCGCGATAATGGCTTTGAACTTGACAGCCTGCACCACAATGTGGACTCGTGATTGTGTCACTTGGTATGGTGGCGCAGTGACCTTTGAAGATCGCAATAAGGAAAACTGCCCCAAAGGTCGTAGCCATTGGGACAATGATTTACAATTAGCACCAGATGCAAGACCCAACACACAGGCCTATTCAGTAACATTGCCAACAGGAAACTATCTTGTAATACCTAATACCACTACAGGTCGTGTTCAAGCAGTGATCCAGACCAGTCGTGGTAAATAATTATGTCAGTGATTTGACTATTCCTTAAACTAAAACATCATAGATGTTTTGAAGGGCTTTTATAGCAATATAAAAGCCTTTCTTTTTGGCTGTGCTAAATACTTCATCGCAGGAAGGACCTGCCCCAACGATTGAGAAGGACTCAAACTATGTCTTTGAACCATACATTTGCCACACTTGATAATCTTTTGGCCTATGAGCCAAATATCCAAGAATACGGAGCCCTTGATTGGGACGCAGAACTGGCAAAATCACAGACTGAAGTCGTCCGCATATTATCAGTTCGTTGGTGGCCTCAGTATTCCAAACAGTTCAAAGTAAACATCACAATCGTTGGTCAAATGGCCATTATGGATCCACAGCGCCTTGATGGCGACCAGTGGACACAGGCCACAGTCTACCACTGCCTTGCCTATCACATCTGTCCAAAACTCACACAGTTTAGCCCAGAGACAGATCGTTTCCAAGTAATGATGAACTACTATCAAGGTCGCTTTGAACACGAAATGGATCTTGCCATAAGAGAAGGTGTCAAGTATGACATCAATCTTGATGGTGAGATCGCAGCCTTTGAGAAACTTCCTGACACTTACTTGAGAATACGCAGATAATGGCACAAAATCTCAGAGAACAAATCGCCGTAGAACTGGTCAAGATCCTAAAGAATATGGAGGATCCAACTCCAGTGTTGGTCAATAGAGAGCCATTTGAAGCAGACAAATTGGCCATTACACAGTTCCCTGCACTATTGGTGCAGATGGACAAAGAAGAACGTGAAACAATCACGATGGGTCAACCGGGAGCGGGACGCAGAGCAGGTGTTATCACCTGGACCATACGCGGATTTGTCCGTGGTGTTGAATTAGACACACGCCGCAATGACCTTATAGAACGCATTGAAGAAAGCCTTGACGCAGACAGATACTTAGGCTTGCAGTCATCAGGTGTTCTTGACAGTCAGGTCACACTAATTGAAATAGTAAACAGATTAGCTCCGTTAGCAGAGTTCAGTCTTGAGTTTCAAGTCAAATACAATTATCTAAGGGGAACAACCTAATGAATATGACCAAGGATGGAGTCATTGAGGATGTTCCTCAAGACAGAATTTTAAAGTATACTGCCGCAGGATGGACGCCTGTGGTAGAAGAGGCAAGAGAAGAGGTTATTCGTCTCAAGCCCCCGGTGAAAGCCAAGAACACCGCAAAAATCTTGGACGAAGCCAACGCAAATAAAGGAGACGAATAATGGCCGTTATAACAGGTAACAATGGAAAAATCACTATTGGTGGAACAGAGTTAAAGAACGTCAAGTCTTATACTGTAGACATCAAAGGTGACACAATTGAAACAACAACAATGCAAGTGGACACAAGAACCTTTGTCAAAGGACTAAGTTCTTGGAGTGGCAGTGCTGACGTATTAGTTGACACAGTAAACTTGACAGGTGGCGCAAGTGCTATTGCCGCTTTAATCACCACAGGTGGTGCAGTAGGCGATTCATATGGCGCATTTGTAGGTTATCTTGATTCAGTGACAAGCCCATCAGGTAAAAACTTTGGTGGTAATATCATTGTAACTGGTTTCTCAGTTAAATCAAGTATGGATGGTATGGTTGAAGGCACAGTATCTTTCCAAGGCACTGGCGCAATCACATATACAGCCTAATAGGAGACGACTATGGCAACATATACAGGTAATGATGGCGCTATTTCCGTAAATGGATATAGAGCCGCTGCCGTAAAATCATATACAGTTGATTTGAAAGCAGATACCATTGAAACTACCACAATGGGTGTAGATGCAAGAACTTTTGTAAAAGGTCTAAGTTCATTTAGTGGATCAGCAGATATCTTATTTGATACCACTGACTGGAACAGTTCTGCAGAAATGACCACTTGGAATCCAACTGATGCCAGTTCATTGGTTGGTGCCGCTGGTGTTACTGCTAAATTCTGGATCTATACAGATAACAGTTCATCAAATGATTTATATTTCCAAGGCGATGTAATTGTCACTGGATATAGCATTAAAGCATCAATGGATGGTATGGTTGAAGCAACAATTTCCTTCCAAGGAACAGGTGGCGCAACCTATAATGTGGGCAACAGTAACCCACCAGCAAGTTCATAACAATGATCACAGTCAACTTCACAGGGATTGATAGCGAAACAGGCAAGATGGAGCGTGAACTAAATGACCTCATAAGGGCAGTAGGTTCAGAAACTCTTGTTGATGCTCGCCAGAACACACCTGTGAAGTCTGGTCGTGCTCGTAGAAGTTGGACAAAGACAGATAGTAAATCAGGTTTTGTACAAAACAAGGTTCCTTATATAGAGAGACTTGAAGCAGGAGCGAGCCGTCAGGCGCCCAAGGGTATCATTGGACCTACTTTAACTCAAGTAAAAGGAAAATATAAATGACAAACAAAGTATTAGATAAAGCAACGGCTCACTTCCGTAATCAGATTTCAGGTGAAATGAATTCAATCCACGTTCCAGAATGGGATTGTAAGATTTTTTATAAAAGTTCTGTGAGTCTACGCGATGAAGGCAAGATTCTTGAACTAAGTCAACAGGGTAAAACTGTTGAAGCATTAGTTGAAAGCCTTATTGTTCGTGCTCGTAATGAAGATGGAACAAGAATGTTTTCAGTTGCTGATAAAAGCACACTACTAAACGAAGTAGATCCAAAAGTTCTAATTCGTGTAGTTGGCGATATCAATTCCACACAGGAAGATTTAGATACGGCAACAGTGGAAAAAAACTAAGGCGCGATCCAGACTTGATGTTTGCCTATAGACTGGCAAAAGATTTGGGTCGCACAGTTGAAGAAGTATTGGATATGTCAATACAGGAGTTTGCAGGTTGGGCCGCGTTCTACAAAATAGAACACGAAGAGATGGAAAAAGCACAAAATAGAGCAAGGAGCAGATAAAGATGGCCGTTATAAAGTTTGAAGGTGATGCCTCAGGTG